ATTGTCATCAGTCCATCAGCCACACGCTTGTAAGCGTCCCAGCCAACTTCTGATGCAATTTCTACAGCGCCATAATCATATGACTCAACACCAAGGGTGCCAGAATCTCGATCAACATGACGTGAAATAGGTGGTGCAATCTCTGGCGTACAAGTGTAGCCGTCGATGTCTTTGCTGCGGTAACTGCAGCTAGCGGTGGGAGCAATAGCAAATGCACGATCCATATTAAACTGTCGTGCAATACTTGCTGCTGATTCAATCCCACTTGCAAATTGTGATACCAACTCAAATGCTGGTGTTTGTACGATTTCACCTTTGTTGTACTGCTCAAGTGCACGTCCGAATTGTTCGTAGCTAACGCCTACACGACGCAACAGGTTAGCCAGACCAAGCATACCTAGTCCAACTTGTCGGTCAATGTCTGGCGAGAGATATTCACCCGATTTTTCAACTCCAGTGGTTGAGTGCAGTGCACACAATTGACCCATGCCTTCTGCAAAAGCTCGTGGAATATCGTCGAATTCGCAGGCACCCAGATTGATATGTTGTAATAGACAAGTTCCTCGGCTTGGCAGGTACACTTCAAGGCAAACATTACCTCGTACCCTGTTGCCGTTCTTGTCATACTTAATTTTGTTTAACCAGATGTCACCAGAGGCAATGCCTTGAAGGATTTCCCGTTTGTACGGGGTCTGTTGCCACATGTCATCGTTGATGTTGATACATCGTTTGACCCAAGGAAGCTCATGGCGGGGAGTTGTGATAAACTCCAAAATATCCTCATGGTCGCAATCAATATGCAACACCACAGCGCCGTTTTTGAATTTACCACCACGCCGAAGGATTTCATTGAGTGTCGAGTAAATTTTACCAAAAGATACTGGACCACTAGCAGTCAAACCTTTACCATTCTCTGAACCTTTTGGTCGTAGATTAGTAAGGTGAACAGCTACACCAGCTCCATACCGTAAAGCGTGGCTAACAAACCGCCAAGACGCTTCAATACCTTCAGGACCCTCCATAGAGTCATCAACTACAAACACAGTGCAGCTGACAGGCAACCGAGATTCAGGGTCGTCAATCCAGCTTTGGACACGACCAGTACGAGAAATAAAATTAGACATTAGACTAGATCAGACAAATCAGGTGGTTGATAATTAGGTCCTTTAAGGACTTTACCGTCTTCACGGTAGATCGGTTTGCCGTCCTCTCCAAGTTTGGACATGTTTGATTCATGGACACGGACCATTGCATGATCCAAGTCCCAATTCATGTTCTCTGCATATTGATAACAAACGTAAACCAAATCAGCTAGCTCTTTCAAACAATCAGCTCTGGTTTTAATTTCCATGAACTTCATGTTGTATTCAGCTTCAATAAATTCCTTAAATTCCTCAACGATCAAACGTTTCTGTCTCTCCCTCGAAGTCAAGGAGTTCTGTATATTGTACGCTCTTCGGAACTCGATTGCTTGATCGGACAACATGATTCAATTCGTTTTCTAAATAGTGGATAGCTTTTTTGAGATCTTCAATTGCCGAGTCTTTATATCCAGCACGGCAGATGTATTTAATGGCGCACCCAAGATGATAGTTTAGATTTTGATCTCTAATAAAATCCCAGACTTCTATTGATCCTCGGGTGTAGTAGGATGGTGAGTTGGCCATTTTTTTATTAAATTTGAAATGGTGTTAGAAAGTACAAAGTTTTGGTGTTGTAATGACACAAAAATGGTAATAATATCTTCTTTTTTAGCCTGTAGCAGGAGATCTTGCAGTCGTCTCATCTTGAACGATTGCTCCATCGTTAACTCTGTAATCGGCATCGGGGGACCAAAGGATGGGTCGTTGTCTTCCAAAGTCATAGTCATCATTAGTGAGGATCTTAGCTAGTCGTGCATTTTGTAGAGCAACATCTTCACTAAGATCTTTTTCTGCAAATGCTTTGATTACTGTTTGCCAGGAGTAACCATCTTTTTCAAATAAAGCTTCAGCTCTTTTGATTCCGATACCAGGGACACCTGAATAACCATCTGTTTGATCACCTGCCAGTGTCTGAATTAAATGCCACTTGGCACCTTCTTCTGGTGTGACTGTGAATCGATCAGTTAGGTTGTATATATCTCCAGGTATCTGACGCATATCTTTATCAGGAGATACGATCACATTACCTGGATACTTGGTAGCGTAGATACCCATAGCATCGTCAGCTTCCAAATGAGGTAATTGAATGACACGATAATCGTTCATCAACGCATTGATTACACGCTTGTATCCACAAGGTTTCTTACGATTACGGTGTCCTTTATATGTGTCCAGTATATCTTTACGGAAGTTTTTAGAATCCGAAAAGAACAACACTGGTGCAGCAAATCCACCAAACTCTAATTGAATGTTAATGAGTTCTTTTTGAACATTCTTGTAGGCTTCACTAAACCTAGACGTAACAAGGATAACATCGTCACCCCAATCTATTTCTGTTTCAGCAGCTGCACAGCTTTTATAGACGATATAATCTGCGTCAATAAATAACTTCATTTACCTTGTCCCCTTCGGAGTTTACGTCCGTGTGAAGGACGGCTCCTAACACCATTACCTTGTCGTGTGTGCTTAAACTTAGCACGGGATTCAAACTCAATCGAGGTCAGTGATTTTTTCTTTTTCATTAGTGTACTTCGGACCAGTTTTTTCCAATTTTTGATTCTGCAGCGATTGGGATTCTAAGGTTGTAGAACTCTCCAGCCGCTGCAGCGCTATATACCAAGGATGTTGATAAATCTTTTGCATGTTCAGGATCACACTCAAACTGTAGTTCATCGTGGACAAACGCTAGTTGTGAGCAGCATAGTTTAGTTTGTTCAATAGTCTGTTGGTTGATGAGCATCCAACGTTTAGCTAAGACCGCCGCAGATCCCTGTAAAAGATAGTTGAGAGCTTTATGTGACGAGTCAACCAGTATCTTACGTTGGTCAATTGCCTTAACAAAACCTCGATCCCCAGCAGATTTAACTGCAGCAAGTAGATCACCAAGTCCATCAATGGCACTAACGTAAGCCTTACGAATCTCGGACCCCTTGGCTTTTGCTTTCTTGTCTGAAAGCGATGAATCAAATGATTTCCCAATTTTAACATCCCCTGCTCCATACAGGAAAGCGTACGTTACCGTCTTAACTTGTTTACGTGATATACCAATCTTGTCTGCGTTTACTTGGTGGATGTCTCCGTTAAGGAGGATGTCGGCATATCTGCCAGAATCGTACCTGGCAAGATAGTGAGCAAGCATCCGAAGCTCAATGCCACTAAGATCAGCACCGACCATAACTTGGCCTGGAGTAGGTTTAAATAGTTCTCTGAATCGTCCGTCACTCGGTACTTGCGCTAAGTTGGGATTTTTATGTGACATCCTAAATGTGGCACACCCAACACTACAGTGGTGATGAATACGACTAGCAGTCGTACATAGCTTCAGCCATGCGTTCGTGCCTTCCGAGATCATCCCCAATTTCTTCGTAATATCTAGACACTTCGCAAACTCTGCCGCTATTGGGATCCCACCAGCAGCAATCTCCGCCAGAGTGATTTCGTCGATAACACTCTTCCCAGTAGGAGTCGTCGGGATACCCGTCACTTGATAAAAAGTCTTCAATATCCATGCGATATGATCTCGTGAGGTTGGGTTTAGTTCTTTGAGTCGGACTGATTCGCACCCAGCATAGTAGCCTTGTGTTTTGTTATTTCTTTTAGGATTGAACGTCGAGCCTTGGACGAAAGGGTGCCTGTTTCGTAGTACTTCCTTAGTTTCTTCCAGCTCTTTTTGGAGAGTCGATGCAAGCTTCCATGCAGCTCTCTCATCAAAATACCATCCATGTTGCTCCTGTTCAGTAAGGATTTGTGCGACTTGGTGTTCTAGCGAGCACCAGTCAGGTAGGGGTGGAAATGTTTGCATAGTTTGGTGGTGACTACAACATCTTGAACACAATAGTCTTCCATCTCTTGTGACCAGTCCTTCCAATCTGTATCTTTACTGAAAGAACCTTTGTACTCATGAAGCCGATAACCGTAGGACTCTAAAGAGTGGCGTCCATATAGTTGAACTGGCATGTGTTTTGGTTGATTCTTTTTATCAAGTGCCAACATGTCTGGATGAAACAGTCTGCTGAGAATCAGTGTGTCTACAACATCAGGTGGCTTAAAGAATCCATAGAGTTTTTGAATGGCAGGTATATCAAAAGAGATGATGTTATGTCCAGCTATTCGATCTGCTTCCTCCAACATTGTAATACCACGGGTGATTGGCTCTTTAGTACCAACATCGTTGAATACATGTGTCTCGTCATTGTTTGTATCGTAGATTGCAAGGCAATGGATTGAGGTAAGATCATGTAAAAGACCGTTTGTTTCTAAATCAAAAATCAGCATCCTCACCTCTGTGTACACACAGCTGTTGATGGTCCATGAAGTGTACAGTCTGTACAAAACAAAAGAAACCAACAATGAACAATGTTAACCAGCAAAGCAGATCCTTACTTGTTGTTCCAAACATAAGTCTTATCTACAAACTTAGCTTTGGCTACCATCTCAGGTGTTGGAGGATTAGGTGGTTGTACTTTAGAAATCTGGTGTACCGAAGTCTGTTGTTGCGTTGAATTCCTTAGTTTCATTTTGCTCTGTAAATTTGCAAGTGTTTATGTCGTATGCCAGGCTGCAGGCGACGCCAGTTTCGCCTGAATATCTATTTTTGAGGACTCTAACAGTTGTATCAGAGTGTTGAGATCCACTCTGTTGATCTCTTTCGAGTCCGATAACAGCATCAGAAAGTTGTGCAATCGAGTGACTTCCTCTAAGTTGTCCAAGCGAAGTCCTCGCTCC